CATGCATCATATCCCCCTGTTTAAAAATGCGTGCCCGGCTGGCCCAGTCCAGCCGGGCACCGCGATACCCGGACAAAGGAGCAAAGCCGGGTATTCAAGCCGGTGAAATCCATAAAAGACCGGCTTTATATTAAAAATAGTGTCAGGCAGCAGGATTATACCTTTGAGTGCTAAAACTGATCATTTCTCTACAGGTTTTTTATTTTTCAGAACGCTACTTTAAAAACGGGCGTGCTTCACTTCTTCCCCACTCTCCGCTTCTCCAAGTAGACTGTCTGACACTAAATCAAAAGGCTGAATGATAACCTTTGTTTTTTTATCCATGGCCCTGTGTATGAGCTTAAACAGCTTGCCCATAGGGCATCTAAAAAGATCGATAAAGGTATGCGCGATAACTATTCGATTTTTACCGTCTTTCGTTTTTTCTGTTTTAGTAAGACTGACAAGAATAATTTTTTGCATTTACACCTCGATTTTTGGTCTACAAAAGCATGGTGTTATTTTTCCGCTTCCGGGGGCATATAGTTGCCCGTTACCATGACACCGCGCACAATCAGGATCCGGAGGACCATATTTAACCTGTTTGACTGGTATGAAATTCTTATAGTGTTTCAACCCAAAAAAATTACATGACAGATATCGATATTTATCAGCGATCTTTTCTTTAACGCATTTCAGCCTATATGCCTCAATCCGGCCGAAAAGACTCTTCGCCGTCTCATCTGTCTGAAGGAGATATTTAACGTGCTTCACCGCTTCGGAAGAGCAGAACGCATTTCCTGATCTGATGCACTCTTCATATTTAGCAATGATTATCAATGCCTCCTTTTCAATTAAAATAAGAGTATCTTTATTCTTTTTAATTGATTCTTTTTCTAATGATTCTTTTTCGTGTGTCTGGCTGGGCACTGGTAGCGGTGTCTGGCTGGGCACTGGTGTAGTGTCTGGCTGGGCACCAGTGTCTGGCTGGGCACCGGTGTCTGGCTGGACACTGGTTGTGGAAACCTTCAGCATTTGATAAACATTCGGCCTGCCATCTTTTTTAATTGCAGCAATGATTCCGAGATCCTGAAACCTCTTCAAAATGTCAATAACAGTGTGCCTGCCTATCTTGCATTTTTGAGCAAGGGTTGATATGGATGGGAAGCATTCCTGTGTGTTCTGATCAGCATACCGGCACAGCCAGGCATATATGGCCGTCCCACGCGCGCCGAATACATCAGCCACTAATTCAAAGGCTTTATTGTCAACCCAAAACCACCCCTTGTCCTTTATGCTCCTGGATTCAAATCTATCTTTTCCCATTATTCTCCCCTGTTTCTGTTGCCCATAATAAAGCATAGCCAAGAATGTCCCCTCTAGGGTCCTCCCCAAAGGCCCCAGCATCCGTGGCTACGCGCGAAAATTTATCAAGAATCCTGACCATAACAGCAACGTCCTGCATCTGTTCCGGCATAGCCCCTTCCGGGTATAGGATAGCCATTATCCGGCCAGCCTTGTCGAACGCGCGCCCATATGCCTGTTGTTTTTCGACAACAAGATCAGCGATTTTTTCAGCGGCTTTATGATATGGTGACTCGTGCATATTAACCTCTCCAAATAATCATCCAGGCTATCTTGATCCGTTCGCGGAGCGGGAGCACAAAGACGTGCGCCGCTAGATATTTCGGAAACTGCCTCCGAAACTCTTTGCGTGTGGATTTCCTGATTTTTTTAAGATCTTTTTTGTTCATTTTTTACTTTCCGGCATCTCAGATTTTGAGGCAATTTCACCGTCATCTAAAACGCATCCATTTTATTTAAAAAATATTTTTGAAGCTTATAGCTGTTCGCCCATTTAAAATGACCAAAATATGACGCTGTAGTCGAGCGAAGTTTTTTAAAATCCATAGGCTCTGACGTTTTAAAATCTCTTAACTTTTGTCGAAAATTATTTATTACTCGACGACGAACAAGGATATAATTATGACGGATAATGTATCCTAAAAAATCAATCCCTGAAGATACAGGCTGTAATTTTCTGCGCTTAGGATGAAGCTTTAAGCGCAATTTTTCAGAAAGAAAACCTTTTATTTCCTCTCGGAATCTTATTAACTCATTCCTATCTCGGTGAAGAATGATAAAATCATCTACATAGCGCAGATAATATCGTGCCTTTAGACGGTGTTTGACAAACTGATCCAACTCATTTAGGTAGACGTTTGCAAAAAACTGGCTGGTATAATTTCCTATAGGAAGCCCGCGTTTATTGTCTTTTCCAAAAAGGCTTTTATTATCAGGGATATTCGACAGCATGCGCCTACTGCCCTTGCAGACATACGAGCGCGTGCAATCCCAAAAAAGAACGGCCTCAAGCAGCCATGCGATACTTGGATCATCAACGCGCCTTTTCAGTAATTCGAAAAGGATTTCTTTGTCAATCGACGTAAAAAAATCCTTAATGTCCAGCTGGAGATAATACGCGCGGACGTTCCCATTCTTTGTGATTTTCCGTAGAAATTTCCTCAGATGCACAACCGCCGCGTGCGTGCCCCTTCCCATCCTGCAGGCGTATGTGTCATGGATAAAAACCGGTTCCCATATTTTTGATAAATAATGAACTAGGATATGGTGAACAATGCGGTCCCTAAAATCGGCCGCAAAGATTTCTCGCATCTTCGGCTTTTTCGCCGCAAAGAGAATGGAGCGCGAAGGGTGATAGGATCTATTCTCAAGCTGACGCTCCAGCTCAAAAATGTTCTCTTCCGCATTGATCTCGAATTTTAGCGCGTTAACAGAATTACGCTTATTCTTTCGGCATTCGAGATACCGCTGATAGATGTTCCTGTAAGCAAATACGCTGTTTGTCTCGCTGGCTGGCACGGACCGGACGCACATAGTTATCGTTGTCCTTATGGTTGTTGTTCACGTTGCCGTTGTTGAAATTCACGCACCACGCGTGATCTGAATTGCCGGCAACGGTTGCTCACCCACTTAGCGTCTTTTAAAGACCTTCCAGGACCGATATGTAAACTACGATCCTGTGCTTTCTTATACCCATACATCAGGTGGGGTGAGCGCCCAGTGATTCACTACTTAGCGCTCTCTGCCTAAGGCGGTTTGCCTTTAGCATTCTGGCTTTTAAACCACCCTTCGCACTGTTTAGATATATCCACAATCAACTTCGTTACATGCTCAAAACTTTTGAAAGATTTAAATGCATTAATTTCTTTACCAACGTGTACGAGAATTTTGAGCTCTTCCAGCTTGTCGATCGCCTCATCAAGGCACTGCTTACGATCTACTTTCGTATTTGCCTTTGCGACCAAAACAAGGATTGCTCTTGAAAGATTTCTAAACTCAAGACCAATCGCATATTTGTGGTACCTGTCAAAACTTCTGACGATCGTTTCAAAATACGCGACAAGCTCAAAAGACTTTTTATATACCCTAAGATTTTCGTACAATGCAGGCATTGGTCTCTCCAAAGGTCAAATAATCAAACACTGGCTGGCACGGACCGGACGCACATAGAAACCGACGCCCTTATGGCCGTTGTACACGTAGCCGTAGTTGAAATCCACGCACCACGCGCGAACTGAATCGCCGGCAAGTAATGTCCCTGTCCAATACCAATCGTCGGATTTGGTGTCTTTAAAAAACTGCGTATCGATCGCCGGATCCCTTCTGTCGTAATCAATAAGCGACCGCAGCTCTTTAACCGTTGGAAGCCTTCCGCTCTTCTCAGCGGCGTATTTCTCAGCTTCACTGAAGTTCATCCGTTTTTCGGATGACGGACCCCATTCGATCCCGAGCGCCTTATCAAGCACCCAGCCATTCGAAAGGGTCTTGAATCTCCCGTTTTCAGCGGCTTCCGCTTCAGGGATCTCTTTCACGGCTGATATTATCTGTTTTAGCGCCTCAATAATCTTTTCTTTATTCATTTCTCTATACCCCCTTTTTGATGTTAATCTTTTAAAATTCAAAAAGCCAAATCACTGGCTGGCACGGACCGGACGCACATAGTTACCGTAGTCCTTATGGTAGTAGTTCACGTAGCCGTTGTAGAAACCCACGCACCACGCGTGACCTGAATTGCCGGCAACGGTTGTTCCAGACCAATACCAGTCATCGTGCTTCATGTCTTCCAGAACAGACGCCGGGTGCTTTTTGGAGTGATCAACCAATGAAAACAATTCCTGAGATTCCGGAAGCCGAGCGCCCAATTTTTCGCAATACTTTTGCGCCTCTTTAAAATCCACAACCTCGTCAGACGACGGCCCCCAATCCAGCCCCGTCAGGCTGTCACTGATCCATCCATCTTCCAGCTTTTTGAAACGCTCTGGATCATTAAGCGCATTTAAAAACGTGGTTTTTTGTTCCATTTTCTTCCCCTTTTTTATTTTATTTACACAAACGCCAGATGCATCTGGCGGTTATTCGCACGCATTGTCATAAACTCCTGCACCGACGCCGCTCGGCACACCCTGACAGATATTCCGGTTTTTTCGTCCTTCACCTTATACGGCAACTCTACAACCAGGCACTTTTTGATTAGATATGTTATCCTCGGCCGCACGGCATTCATGTCGTCATACCCAAGTACATTTTTAACCTTCCTGTCCGGCATAGCTCCACGCTGTAAATAGACGTCATAGACAGCCATTTCCCGATCGTTGAGCGTGTTCCTTAACTCGTTGTACGCTGCCCTGGAATTTTCGTGTATTCTATGTGACATCGATCTCTCCTTTGTTCCAGCTGCGAGGCGGGCGGTCCAACATGGCGAAGTCCCGGCGCCGCCTCCATCAGCCTGTAATCAGGTTTCCTTTTCACACTTACAGTATTTTTTGCAGGCCCCGCATTTTTTACATGGTTCATGCCCCGTCTTATAAGAGTCACTCATCGCATAATCCTTTCCAGATCTTCTCTGATATTTTTTAACGTGCTTGTCGTGTATCGCAACACTCGCCATCCTAGGATCACGGCCTCATTGTATTTCTGAGTATCTCCAACATATCCAGACCCGCTTGTATGCCGTCCTCCGGTCCACACACCGCCTTCGCACTCGATGGCCACCTTCTTGTCCGGAAACGCGAAATCAAATCTCCATTTCCGCGTCGGATGAAATCGATATTCACTTTCCGGTATGCCGCATTCACAGCGCAGGATCCTGTTTAGCACTCTTTGTTCAAGCGTGATCTTCATAATAAAAAAAACTGCGCAGTCCTAAACGGACGGCACAGCTCATAATCTCTTTTGATTGCACTTCTTAACATCCACTCCCCTTTGAGTCGCCACGTTAAAATAGTGCCCGTCTCTCCGGGCTGTCACACTAGATCAAAACATCCGAAAAAGAAAAAATCCAGCCGCCATTAACCAAAAAGAATTTAATGGCACACCGGATTTTTTTACTTCAATAAGACTGTCATACGTCATTTGATCGATCCCTGCAGCCCTCGCGGTGTTGCAAAAAATGAACAATGCAACAAACCAAAACACAACACTGAACAAATACGGGATCCAAAAAACTTTATTATAATTTTTTCTCATGGCCCACCTCCATAAAAAAAGAACTCCCTGGATCTAAATCTACCGGTGGGTAGAATCCTCGGCGCGTGACAAATCGCCTTGGATAAACCTTGATCCAGGGAGAACATTGCATTAAAAAAAATTTAACCTTTTTTACCCACCGGTTTTTGAAATGCGTTGTTGCCATTGCAATTCGGTGAGTAGGGGTTAAATTAGATTTTACTTTTGATTTTCCGCCGGGAAACGATTGCGTTTCCCGACGTTCAGATATATGTTATGTTAACTAGATGATGAAAAAATAAAAGGTGACTTCCCTACCCACCTGTATACAGATTACCACTTTACAACATTTTGTCAAGCATTTTCCAGATACGGCTGTTTTGAGTATCCCCCGGGTCTTTTTGGAAGCTTATTATCTGCTATGCGCTTACCCTGCATTATTCAACGCTCGCCTTCACGTCTACGTCCCTGCAGGTCACATGAATGATAGTTGTTTTGTCGACCTTAACGCACCCGGATAAGATCATGCACAGAATTATAATTGCAGCTGTCCGCATGTTATTGTTTCCTTTTTTATCCTCGCATAAAACCTTTTCGGACTGATCCGCTTGATCCATTTTCCAAAAAAGACATAATTGCAGACCTCTGAACAGTACCATTTGCGCTTGAGATTCAGCTGCCCGAACGGCGTAATAAAACCAAGGATCCCCTGCCAATCGTACGGCTTTCCGCACTCCTCATTGCATCTTTTAAAGATATGATCGATCTTCCTGGACGTCGAAATTTCATAAATATCCCATCGCTCCGGGTGCTTTAAAAGGCGTTTTTCATCAATCCATCGAGTGCCGGTCGTGCCGTCCCAATTACGGGATGCGCTAGAGTACCATCGCCAAACTGGATCACCTCCGTTGTCATCTAAAAGGCCTATCTCAACGTGGCAATATTTAGGCGTTTTCCAGTTAAACAAACTGGTATATCCAGCAATCATGTTTCCCCAAAAATCGCCCTTCTGGGCCTTGTAAAATGCGATTCTAATTTTACTCATGCCCCGCCTCTCCTGTCCTTTTTGCCCTTAAATATTCGCTTATACTTGTGTAAAAATCTCCACAATGCGGACACCTGAAACAACCCATGTCTTCGACCTCTGATCTTTTCCCGCAGTTCAGGCATATCCTTGTTGTCTTCATTTAAAGCCCTCACCAATTCCTCAACCATTTGATCGACAAGCTCATCTTTGCGTCTGCACATCTCACACTGACTTCTGCCGAGCCTTCCATATTCAGCGGCGATCTGCATGACCTTGTCTCGGTCGTGATCGCTCATTTATTGACCCATCTTTGCTTCCATTCTTGTTAATCTCTGTAATACTTCTTTCATGTCCGCGCTGATACAATCTTT